TAATAGTAGAGTAGCCTATAATCATTCCGCCGTGTCCACGGCGGTGTGGTGGTGGCTTCGTTCCCCTTATTACAACGGCAGCAAGGGTTTCCAGTATGTCGGCGCGGATGGCGGCGGCAACGGTAACAGTGCCTATTACTGTGCTGGTGTGCGGCCCGGCTTTGCCGCCTAATCCCCCGCAGGATGATCCCGCCCCCATCCCGCCGCCGAAAGGCGGCGGTTCCGGGAGGGAACCCCAAACAAAAATAATAATGGCGGCGTAAGCCGCCCGACGATTTTTTGAAAATGGGGGTTTTCCGGTAAAGTGCTATCATTTGACTGTCTTTTGAGTGCATACACCGGACAAAATCAGCCATACAATATCCATAAGCCTGTTTGAAGGGGGTATTGTATGGCAACAAACAAGCGTGTTTTCACCTTGCGCCTATCGGATGAAGTCTTTGACAAGATCGGGGCGCTTGCAACCCGTGAACACCGATCTATCACCAATTACATTGAATTTGTTCTTCTGAAACACTTGGAAGATGTGGAGAAATCGGAAGGAACAATCAATGTCGATAATCCACCCAAAGGGGTGTAACTGAAAATGTCTGTTCTGAAGCAAAAGAGAACCACAAGCAAGGCCGAGTTCATCAACACGGCCAATCAGATTTATGTTGAAACTCTGAACTTTCTAACCCGTCTTTCGGCCCGGTATTCCCGGCTGATTGCGGAGCCGGTGGCAAAGCTGGCCGGTGAGATCATCGACCATGCGGAAAAGGCCAACAGTATTTTCCCTTCGGACAACCAGCGTATTGAAATGCGGAAGGCCCATCTTCTTGAAGCACGGGCTTCCCTGATGGCGCTGGATGTTCGCTTGACCCATGTTTACCTGATTCTGAACCAGAACCCGGAAGGGGCCTTCACCACTTCCAAGGGAAATCCGGTGAAGTCACAGGACGCAATGGAAAAGCTGGATAAGATGGCCCAAAACTTGGGTGAACTGATCGACAAAGAAAACGAACTTTTGAAAGGGGCAATCAAAAATGTAACAGCGAAACAGAAATGATTTTCCCATTAGGTGTGCAACTGATAATGAGCCTGTTGGCGGTGTGGTGGTGGCTTCGTTCCCCTAATTACAACAACAACAATAATTTCCAGAATGTCGGCACGGATGGCAACAACAACAATAACAATGCCAATTACTGTGCTGGTGTGCGGCCCGGATTTTGCAAATATACACGGTCAAATGTAGTAACAGAAGGCAAACGGCTTTTCAGGTGAAAGACGACCGATGTAAAAGGAGTTGTACTTCCTTGGGTTTCAATCCCTAAAACTGCCCTTTGATGCCCTTACACGGACGCTTCTTGCATGGTGGGTGATTGTGCCTTAACCCATTTCATGTGTGAGGACAAAGCAATTTAGATGGCACCCTACAACGAATTTGTACGAGGGGCGAATACTTTTATTATGACAAGCCAAGAACGGCATGAAGCAAGGTTCCAGCGCCGCAAAGCAAAGCGGTTGGAACGGAAACAGGCCCGGTGTGATAGCCTTGGGCCAATGAATAAAGTTTTTTCCTATCGGAAGATGTTCTTCTATGGGAAAAAGTGCTGTAACGGGGTGCGGTGGAAGCAAAGTGTTCAAAACTTTGAAGGCCACCTGTTTTCTGGTACGGCAACACGGCGGCGAACGGTGTTGGAACAGACTTGGAAGCCCAAAGCCTGTTCCCATTTCACCCTTCGGGAAAGGGGCAAAATCCGCCCGATAGATGCCCCGCACATTACGGATCGACAAATCCATAAAACCCTTTGCAATGAAGTTCTGATCCCGCTGTATTCACCTTCGATGATCTATGACAACGGGGCAAGTCAGCGGGGAAAGGGCCTTCATTGGCAGTTCAAGCGGATCAAACAACAGCTTGGATGGCATTACCGGCGCTATGGCCGGGAAGGTGCTGTGTTGCTGTTGGATTTGAAAGGGTTCTTTCCAAATGCTTCCCACGCCCTGTTATACCAGCGGCACCGGGAATTGATTTTGAACCCTGAACTTCAAAACTTGGCTGATACTGTGATTCAATATTCCCCATGCCCGACACCGGGCCGGGGCTTGCCTTTGGGTGTGGAGCCTTCCCAACAGGAAATGGTGGCCTTGCCCAGCAAGATTGACCAATGGATCAAGTGTCAGGCCCATGTTCATTGCGCCGGTCATTACATGGATGATTACTATGCTTTTTTCCCCACGGTGGATGAAGCAAAATTGATGGGCCATGAAATTGTACGGCGTTTTGAAGCCGCTGGAATCCGAGTGAACAAGCGAAAGTGTAAGGTGATCCCGCTTACAAAGCCATTCCGGTTCTGCAAGGCCCGGTTCACACTTACCGAAACCGGCAAGATCAAGGTGAATGGAAGCCGGGATGGAGTGAAACGGGCAAGGCGAAAACTGAAGCTGTTTCACAGGGAGTTCAAAGAGGGAAAACGATCCTTCTTTGACATAGAACAATACATGGAGTGCCAAAGCGCCTATTACCGGAACTTCAACGATCATGGCCGGTTGCTACGGTTGCGGCGGCTTTACCATGCAATCTTTTTCGGAGGTGGACAATGTTTAGAATCATCAAAGCCGGGGCCGGTATCGGCCTGACCGAGAACCTGAACTACATCAAGAAAGCCGAAAATGGTTGCTACATCCTTTGCCCGGAGCATGACGCTTCGGGCATTGTTTTTGAGGGTGTGGCTTACCATTTGTTGGGCCGTGCCGCTATGGACGAACTGGAAACGGTGAGTTTGGAGGAAACGGACGCAGGAACCGAGATCACTAAAGCCACAGAAGCCGGTGGAATCGTCTTTGTCACCTTGGCGGAAGCCGGGAGCATTGACCCCACCACGGCGGCTGAACACGCTGATCTGTTCGCTGAATGGGCTTTCCCTGTGGCCTACACGGTAGGGCAGATTCGCCGCTACCAAGGCGCCCTTTACAAGTGTGTTCAGGCCCACACTTCCCAAGCGGATTGGACACCCACAGCCGCTTCCAGTTTGTGGAGTAAGACAAATGACCCCGCTGAAGAATGGCCGGAATGGAGCCAACCGGTAGGAGCGCATGACGCTTATTCCAAGGGGGCAAAAGTGAGCCATAACAGTAAACATTGGGTTTCCACAGCGGATGCCAATGTGTGGGAACCCGGTGTATATGGTTGGGAGGAATCGGCTTAATGGAGTACAAAATCTATGTGTGTCGAAAGCGGGCCAAATTCAAAGCAATTTGCGGACAAGTGAACATTCGGTATGGAACCATCCTGAATTGTCAGGGTGGTTTTTTGATTCTGAATGATCTTCCGGTGTGTTCCGTAACCAGCCAAAACGCCTATGACTTCTTTACCCAAAATGATGATGGCATGGGCAAGGAAAGGGGCGAACTTCTGAACCGGATCACCGCAACGCTGATGAAGCAGACCCCCGGACACAACGCCCGGTGGGGGAAAATTTGGGATGATCCCCGTTGCCAAAAGTACAAGCGCCCGGAACAGGAAGATCATTGGATTTGGAATCATGACTTCTACAACGGCCCTATTGAGGATTTGCGCTATATTGCCGCCCTGATCGGGGCCTGATGGGAGGTAAACAATGACGCTTGAATTGTCCATCGTGATTTCTGTTCTTTCGGTTTCCTTTGCCTTGTATTCCGGTATTTCCAACCTGAAGCGCAACGATAAGAAAGACACCGCCGAGGAAACCGCCCAGCTTACCACCGTGATTGTGAAGCTGGAAAACATCGGGGATGGAGTGTCCGAAATCAAATCTGACATGAAGAATGTCAAGGGTGAAGTTCAGGAATTGCGGGAACGCCTTGTGGCCGTGGAACAGTCCGCCAAATCCGCCCACCACCGCCTTGATGGAATTACGGGTGGTGTTGACGGGTGAACCGCCGAAACATTCCAAAGAAGCCACGGTTTGAAACTTCAAAGGTGATCCTGTTTATTGTGGGGGCCGTTACCATTTGGGTAACGGCCTTCACGCTTCACATGATTGAGGAAACCAAAGACCTTTCCCCGCTGGCCTATCTGATCCCCGCCGTGTTCGCAGAACTGGCAACCGCAACCGGGTTTTACTATTCCAAAGCCAAAGCCGAAAACCGGATTAAACTTCGGAAGCTGTACGGCCCGGAAATCTATAACGATGCAAAGGAGATTTGAAAAATGCTGAACGCTGTTTTGAACAACCTGATCAATATTGGGTGGGCCATGCTGATCTTCCTGTGTGCGTACCTGTCCAATGTGGCCTTTTCCCTTTACTACAACATCAAGATTTTGCTTCAGCCCTTCGACAAACAGAAGATGATCAATTCCGGGCTGAAGGTTGCCACATTCGTTGTGGGCCTGACCTTACTTTGTGTAGCAATCACCACCCTTCCGATTTATGCGGATCAGCTTGGGTGGGCAATCCCGGAAGAATACACAGAAATTTTTGCTGATTTGGTTATTGTGGGCGCTGTGCTGATGGTGTCTTGTAAGTATATCGCAGAAGCCTTCACCAAGTTCAGGGCCATTCTTCAGGTGAAAGGAGATACAGAAAATGACTGAAAAAGAACTTCGTCAAAAGGTAGTTGCTACCGCTGAAAGCTATGTGGGATGCAAAGAAGCGGATGGTTCCCACAGGAAGATCATTGATCTGTATAACAGCCACAAGCCCCTTGCCCGTGGGTATGCGGTCAAATATACTGACGCATGGTGTTCCACCTTCACTTCCGCTGTGGCTATCGCTTGCGGCCTGACGGACATTATTCCAACGGAATGTGGGTGTGAAAAGCATATCCAGCTTTTCAAGGCGTTGGGCGCTTGGGCTGAAAATGATGCGTATGTTCCCAAGTTGGGGGATTACATCTTCTATGATTGGCAGGATGGGGAAAACTACGCAACCACGGACAACACCGGGGCCGCTGATCATGTTGGTATTGTGACCGGCATTTCCGGGAACACCATTACCGTGACTGAAGGGAATATGTCTGATGCGGTTGGACACAGAAAGTTGAAGGTGAATGGCCGCTATATTCGTGGCTTCGGAACGCCCAATTATGCGGCCAAGGCCGCTTCTATGGGGGCGGGTGGGGTAACTACACCCCCAAGCGCAGAAAAGCCCACAGGCGGCACCACAGGGGCCACGGGTGGGCTTCTTTCTGTTGGAACGGAAGTTGACTTTGTGGGCAACCGCCATTATACTTCTTCGTATGCGACCGGCAAGGCTAAAATCTGCAAAGCAGGACGGGCCAAAATTACCGCTGTTTCCCCCGGAAATCCCCACCCCTATCATTGTGTTGCCGTTTCTGGTAAGGGTTCCACGGTGTATGGATGGGTTGACAGCGGCGATATTTCCCCGGTTTCCGTCAAGGCCATTGTGAAAGGCGGAAAGGTGAAGGTGCTGAAGCCCGTGACCTACGCCGGGGGTTCTTTCAAAGCCTATTATGACACCTATGATGTTCTTCAGGTGGACAATGATCGGGTGGTGATTGGCATTGGAAAAACCGTGACCGCCGCCGTTCACAAAAACAACCTTCAGGCGGTTTGATTGCGTGTTTCTACTGTGTTACTAACAACCCCGATTTTACCCGCTTTCAAAGGGCTGAAATGTTCAGTATTCAGGCGTTTCAGAGCGTTGCAGAGTAGAAATATTTATGGTACAATAAAAACAGACGAACCCCGAACCCTTGATTTTTCAGGGGTTCGGGGTTTTCTTGTTACTAATGTGTGCATAGTTCAGCGTTCAGCGGCCTAAAATGTTCACCGGTTTGAACCCTATGGAATCAGTTCCACGGTGGCCTTCAGTTCGTCCAAAGTCTTGTGATTATAGACCCGGTTTCCCGTGTCTTTGGACACATGACCCATGAGCAAATCAATACATTTCCGGTTGGCCCCGGCGCTATCCAATTTGGTTTCAAAGGTGTGGCGGCATTCGTGCGGGGTATGGTTCATCTTCAGGGCCTTCATAATATCCGCCCAAAATATCCGGTATTGGGTTTGATTGCAAATCTTCCCGTTGTAGCTGATCAGCCGGGGGCCACCTTCGGCAAGCCGCCGTTCAATCAAGGGCCTGATCTTTGGATGGATGGGAACAATGCGGTTCTTACCGGCTTTCGTTTTGGTGCCGCCCTTCATCGTGCCTTCCTTCAAGTCTATATCTTCAGGTTTCAAGTTCAAAAATTCAGAGATACGCCACCCGGAATATAGCAAGATCAAAACAGTATCAACCCAAGGATCAGACCGATGTTCCCACACCGTTTTGATTTCATCATTGGTGAACGGAAGGCGGCTGGTGGGCGGTATTGGATCAGAAGTCAGAAGTTCGGAGAAGCACCGGTTTATTATATCCATTTCAAGGGCGAACCGGTCAAGGTGGCCCCACAGGTTCTTGATGGCCGCTTGGGTGCTGTACCCTTTCCCGCAACCATCAATGGTTTCTTGCATTTGGTAGGATCGCAGTTGCTTATAAGGCTTGTTCACATACGCTGAACAATGCTTGAACGCTGAACAGAGGGAAGAACGGTTGGATTCCCCCAGCTTCGGGGCCTTCTTTTCTTTCCAGAGGTCAAAAAGCTGTTGAAGGGTGATTTTGGCCCGGTCAACATCCCAAGGATCACGGTTGTATTCAGCAAGCATGATGTTCCCAGCTTCACGGGTTTCAGCATAGCCGATAATGTCATAGATGGGATGGCCTTTGTCATTCCAACCTATGGTTTTCTTCACAATGTATGGGCGGCGGCGTTGGCCTGATAGCTTTGCAACCGTTCCATACCCGTTTGGATTTCGCATTATATCACCTGAACTTTCAAAATTGGGTATGGCAAAGCTAAACCCCATGTGATATAATGTTCAAAGGCGTTTGAAACATTAACTTCAAAAGGGTTTGTTTCGCCTGACCGCTTCCGGTGTGCAAGACCGGGGGCGGTCATTTTTTTTTTGCATTTGTTCCATATCCGTTCCGCTTAAAACCCTTGTGGGGTGTGGCTTTGAGAGAATGGAACACTTGGAACGGATATTATATTACTTCAAATGGTAGATAAAAAAATATAAAAGAAAAAGAGTATATAGAGAACCGGCGTTTTATCTGTTCCACCTGTTCCAAAGCCTTGATTTTCCTGTGTTTTCAGGGATTGGACGGCGGAACGGATGTGGACAGATCAAGTTTGGCAAGTTCACCTTTGACCTGTTCCAGAACTTCAGGATATTCAGAATCAGGGTTCATGGAATATTGATCTTCGTATTCTTTCAGGGTGTTCAGATACCGGTTCCAATGGGTGGCTTTGGCCTTTGCGGTTTTCAATTCATCAATCTTGGCTTTCTGATCGGAATAGGAATCCAACAAAACCCGTTCTTTCTGACTATCAGCCGCCTTGAAGAAAGAAGCTGGAAGATCGGATGTGTAAGGGATGATCCCGGCCTTGGCCGCTTGATCCACCGTCAGGGCTATTTGCATACCATATTCATAGCGGGAAAAGAATGTTTCAAGGTTCTTCGTCTTTTCAAAGATGTTCAAGCAATCTTGAACAATCCGCACATGGTTTTTGGCTTCTGCTACGGTATAGGCCCCCGGCATGGATTTAATAGCCCGTTCCGGGTTCAGATTGGAATGAACCTGAACGGTGGGTTCTGTTTTGAGTGGGGCTTTCTGTTTTGGCTTTCTTTTTCGCAGAAGCAGGAACAGGAAGAACCCCATAATGACATCCATCATAATGAATACGGGGCGGAGTTCTGGCGCTTCCGTAAAAAACATGATTGTGTAGACGATAAACCCGAAACTGAAAAAGAAGATCCCAAAGCCTTTCAAAAACTTCTTCACCCAACCACCTTCTATCTAATATCACTTTGGAAGGCTACGGCTTTTCCAAGAATCCTGATATGATTCAGTTCTTCGCCTGTGTAACGCATGGTTTTATACTTTGGATTTTCAGCGAACAACAACAGTTCGTTTTCTTCGGGATTATATTGAACACGCTTCAAGGTGGCTTCATCACCAATCAGGACAGCGGCAATTTCACCATCATCCACCATTTCCTGTTTTCTGATGAACACAATATCCCCGTCATAGATTCTGGCCCCGATCATGGAATCACCCTTGGCCTTCAAGCAGAAATCAGCGTGAATGTTTGTACCAGCTTCCACATACAGTTCCTTTTCTTCGTTGGCAAAGATAGGGGTTCCACAAGCAATGTTCCCAAGTAATGGGAACTTTCGCTTTTCAATTCTAAATAGGTTATCCAATTCAACTTCTTCTTTCCAGCCCATTAAATAGGCCGGTGTGGTGTGAAGAACTTTCGCCAAGTCTGCTATTTTATCACGGCGCATATTGGCAATAATCCCATTTTCCCATTTCCGAACGGTGCTTTTACCCACGCCAACAGCATTGCCCACCTGTTCAAGAGTAAGATTATTTTCTTCACGCAAAGCCTTGATTTTTTGGCCCATAGTCAAATCAGCCACATCAACACCCCTTTCACGGTTAGTAACAACAGTATAACTGCAATGTGTCTTTTTTGCAACCCCTAAAGCGAAAAAACAAAAAAAGTTTCTTTTAATCCACAAATGGGGTTGACAAGCGACAAGGGGTGTGATACTATGATGGTGTCCTAAAGGACACGGCAAAAGCGAATAAGACACCGAAAGGGGTATATGAGATATGAAGTTTTTTTACAATTTGCTGGATGGTTTTGAGGAACCGGATCGCTTTTATGATGAACAGACCATTCGCCGCTTTCGTGTTTACCCGGCAACCCCGGAAATTGAAAAGGAAGCCTATGAAAACCCCCATTCCGATCTGTGGCCGGTGCATGACATTCACAATAGCAGTACCGAACCGGTTGATTGTAAAGATATTGATGAAGCGTATCGGTACATTCTGGAATCAGAAAACACTTCCGTTTATGAATATGTTCATGATCTTTAAGCCGAAACGGGCCTGATGGCCCGTCCACCGGAACCGCCCCACCGGTGCTGATGATGGCAGGGCAACAGCGACAATATGAGCGCCCCCGGTTTATGGGTTCGGGTATTGGGTATCAATCCCCATGTAAAAGACATGACCGCCCGGAAATTGCTTGTTGGGGCTTTGGCTGTTCTATTTTTGAAGAAAGGATGTGAGCGAATGAACAAGGCCCGGTTGGAATATGAAATGTCCGTTCGGGGTGTCACCCGTGCCAAGCTGTGTGAAGTCCTTGGGATTTCCCGATCCGCCTTTTACCGAAAGTGTAATGGGGGTTCGGAGTTCACCCAAGGCGAGATTCAGAAGATCGTGGATTTTCTGAACCTTGAAACCCCGGTGGGAATTTTTTTTGATGCGAAAGTGTCCTAAAGGACACCGCAAGGAGTAAGAACCATGAATGAAGTCAGTTTGAAACCGGTCATTGATGAACTTGAAACCTTGTTTTCAAAGTTCAACAAAGCCTTCTTTGAAGGGAAGCTGGAAAAGCCCGTGATCACCGTTTCCCCGGATCATACCCGTGGGGCCTATGGGTGGTGTACCGCTTGGAAGGCGTGGCAAGACGGCACCAAGGAAGGCGGTTATTACGAAATCAACCTGTGTGCCGAATACCTGAACCGCCCCTTTGAAGAAACCTGTGGAACCTTGCTTCATGAAATGGTTCACCTTCAGAACCTTCAGGACAATGTTCAGGACACTTCCCGTTCTGGTTCTTACCACAACCGGAAGTTCAAAGAAACCGCTGAAGCCCACGGCCTGACCGTGGAGAAAGGCGAAAAGTACGGATGGCACAAAACCACCCTGAACCCGCAAGCTGAAGCCTTCGTGAAATCCCTTGGCAAATCCGGGTTCTGTCTGGTTCGGCCCCGTACCAATCCGCTGAAGGGTTCCCGGAAGGGGGGTGGATCAAGTTCCCGCAAGTATGTTTGCCCCTGTTGCGGAACCATCATCCGGGCCACCAAGGAAGTTCATGTTCTCTGTGGGGAATGTGAAGTGGCCTTTGAAGAACAGGAGTGATAACCAATGAAGTTGATTGACACCAAGGATTGGAAGGCCGTTCACTTCAAGGATCGAACCATTTTGAGAAGTGACCGCAATCTTTACCCGGAAGCCGATTGGTGGGCTTTGGTTTCCACCGTGGATGTGGAACCGATGAAGGAACCCGGTCATTTCAAGGTGGTAAGCCAATGATGATCACCCGCCAAGTTCGCTGTAAGAAGTGTGGGGAAATGTTTCCCCTGACCTATCCCGAAAAGCTGTCCGACATTGGCCGGGATGTTATTTCTTACTGTCCGCCGTGTTTACACACGGAAATCTTGAAAAATGAAAGGAGTACGCACAATGACCACCTTTGCAGAGCGTTTGAAGAACGCTATGGAACAGGCCAACATGAGCCAATCCGCCCTGTCTGAACAGGCCGGGGCTTCCAAGGCCGCTATCAGCCAATACCTTTCCGGGAAGAACACCCCCGGCCCTGACCGTATCAAGGCCCTTGCCGATGCAACCGGCGTTTCCTTTGATTACCTGATGGGTTATGGAGCCGCCCCGGTTGCGGAACCGCCCATCAAGAAGATCAGCGTGAAGGAAGCCGCCCGGTGCATGGGTAAATCTGATCAGTTCGTCAGAATCGGCCTTCAGCGTGGCCTACTTCCCTTCGGGAACGCTGTTCCCGGAACTGGCGCTTGCTGGAATTACTACATCAACCCCACCAAGTTCCGTGATTATGTGGGCGCTGATCAGTTCAATTCCTTCTTCGGCCTTACGGCCTGAAAGGGGAACAACGATGGACAACACCCGTGATGAACTGTTGGATTTGATCAGGAACGGCACCAACATTGATATGATTTGCTTCTTCGCCATTATCTATGTGGTTGCGCCTGATTCCCCCCCCTACACGCCTAACGCCACCCGTGGCGAACTGAAGAAGGCAATTAAGCAGTTGCGGAGCGCCCAGCACAACCCGGATTGCCCCGCTGAAATGTCTGAAGGCTTTGAAACGGCGATTCAGTATATCCGCCGTGAATGGCTTCACCGATGAAAGGATGGTTTATATGCTTCAGATCGGTATGATCGTTAAAATTTTGCCCGATGCGGAATACAGCGGCAAGTTCACCGGCTACATCGGCAAGGTGAAGAATTACTTTTCGCAGAACAAGAAGGTTGGCGTGGAACTTTTTCAGCAGACGAATGACGCAAGTTCCAAGGGCCTGTTTTGGTTCTCTGAATCCAAGGTGGTTGCGGCGGGTACTCTGCCGGATGTCATGATGGAATGTATCAAGGCTGATCTTAACGCCACCTTCGGCGTTGCAAATCACACCCGCCGTTCCCGTCAGACCGGCCTTCCGCAGATCAAGAAGGTCATTTACAGCGGCCCCAAGACAATCATTCTGTGGGCCGACAACACCAAAACCATTGTTTCTTGTGGGGAAGCGGATTCCTATGACTACTATTCCGGTTTCTGTGCCGCTGTGGTCAAGAAACTATTCGGTTCCACCACCCACGCCAAAAAGGTTTTGGGTGATTCCATTCAGATCAATGATTAACCTGTTCCAGCACCAACAACAGGCCCTTGATGAAACCGAGGGAAAAAACCGGGTGGCCTATTACCTTGATATGGGCCTTGGGAAAACCTTTGTTGGTTCCGAAAAAGCCCTGAAGTTGAACAGCCGTGTAAATCTTCTGGTGTGTCAATGTTCAAAGGTTCAAGACTGGATTGAACACATGACGGAAAATTACGCCATGAATCATTGTTGGATGATTTATGACATGACCAAGAAAAATGAATTTGATTGGTTCATGAAGGCCGCAATTGAAGTTGATAACCCGGATCGGATTTGTGGCGTGATCAACTATGAACTGACCTTCAGGCGGAATGTGCTGAAAACCCTGACCGGCTTCACGCTGATGTTGGATGAAAGTTCCCTGATCCAGAATGAGAACGCCAAACGGTCAAAGTTCATTCTTGGGCTGAAACCGGATAATGTGATCCTTCTGTCAGGCACCCCCACGGGCGGCAAGTATGAAAACCTGTGGAGCCAATGCCAACTGTTGGGGTGGAAGATTTCAAAGGAATTGTTCTGGAAGCAGTACATTCAAACGGAATGGGTGGAAACCGATGGCTTTTGGCGGCAACAGATTACCGGCTATAAGAATGTTGACCGGCTGAAGATGAAGCTGGCCGAACATGGGGCCGTTTTCATGACCACCGAACAGGCCGGGATCAGCCTTCCAAAACGGAACTGGATCAAGGTCAAAACCCGCCCTTCACCCCTTTATTGGAAGTTCTGGAATGATCGCTATGTTGCGATTGACAGCGCCAACCTTGGTGAATTTGAACTGGATGCTGATTTCTACGGTTCCAATGCCCATTGTGAACGGGAACTGATTGGCGATACCAGTTTGACCCGCCGCCTTTATGCCCGTCAGCTTTGCGGCCTATATAACCCGGCCCGTTATGAAGCCTTCCGGGATTTGGTGAACAGCACGGAAGATCGCTTGATCGTGTTCTATAACTTCACGGAAGAAATGGAACGCCTGAAGGGGATTGCCAAGGGCCTGAACCGGCCTGTGTCTGTTCTTTCCGGTGAGGAAAAGAACTTGGATGCTTACCGCTACCAGCATAACAGCATTACCTTCATTCAGTATCAGGCCGGTGCAATGGGCGGCAACTTTCAGCTTGCCAACAAAATCATTTACTTCAGCCTTCCCCAAGGTTCGGAATTGTGGGAGCAATCCCAAAAGCGTATTCACCGCCTTGGGCAAGAACGGCCCTGTTTCTATTACCTGATGATCTGTCCGGGAACGGTTGAAGAAGATATTCTTTCCACTTTGGAAATGAGAAAGGACTATACCGATGAACTATTCAGAAAGTATGAGCAAGCGGCAACAGCGCCGCAAAGCCCTTAACCAGCGGTTCAGGCGGATGTTCCTTGTGGCCCTTCTGATGGGCCTTGCAATGGGGTTTGTATTTGGGCGCTGTTCTGCTGTCAACAGTAAGGCCCCGGATGCCCCTATTGAATCGGATCAGTTTACCGCCGTGATCCCGGATGTGACCTTGGAGCCGGTGGAAACCCCGCTGGTGGAAGAACCCGCCGAACCTGAACCGGTGCTGTTGGGCAGTTTCAGAATTACCGCCTATTGTTCCTGTGAAAAGTGTTGCGGCGAATGGGCCAAGAACCGGCCCAACGGCATTGTGTATGGTGCCGCTGGCGTGGAACTGAAGGCCGGTGTTTCCTGTGCTTCCCCGCTTCCCTTGGGAACCGTGGTGGAAGTGGAAGGCTTGGGTGAATACATCGTTCAGGATCGCCCCGCCCAATGGGTAATTGACAAATACGGTGAAAACCAGATCGACATTTATTTTGACAACCATGAAGCCGCTTCCGCCTTCGGCCTGAAGCAGTTGAATGTTTATCTGAAAGGAGAACCCGAAAAATGATCAAATGTAACAACGAATGTCCTATGAAGAAGTTCAATGGGTGTTGTCATTTCTGCCCGGATCGTGGTTTCTGTGAATACTCTTGTTCCGAGGATCACAACACCTGTGGAGAAGCCACCTTCGATGAAGAAACGGCCCTTCAGGAGTTCAAGAACACCCAGCTTGCCACCTTGAACGCCATTGCTTCCCTGACCGCCCACAAGAAGGCCATTGAGGATCAGGAAAAGGAAATGAAGGCCAAGCTGTATGAAGCAATGGTGAAGTTTGGCGTGGATAAGTTTGAATCCGATGTTCTGAACCTTACCCTTGTGAAGCCCACCAATGCCACCAGCATTGATTCCGCCAAGCTGAAGAAGAAATACCCGGACATTGCTTCCGAGTGTTCCAAGACTACCGCCAAGGCCGGTTATGTGAAGATCACCCTGAAGGACGGTGGGGCCGATGGCAAGGGATGAATTATGGGATGCCCTGAAGGATCATGCCAAACAGGTTCATTCAGAACGGGTTGCAAAGAACCCCGACCGGATCGCCTATGCCATTCAACAGTTTGAAGCCCACGGCATTGAATACCAACTGAAAAATGAGCAAACAGGCCACTTCCATTGTTGGCGGAAGTCTGATGATAAACTGTTCCAATTTTACGCTGGAACAGGAAAAATTCAGGGTTTCACCCAAGTCAGAGGTATTCACAGCCTGATTCAAATGTTGGAGGGGTGAGCCGTGGCCGGTGAAAAAAACTTTGAAAACCGCTTGAAGAAGTGGCTGGAATCTGAAGGGATATATCCCTTGGGTGAACCTGTTGACCGCATGAGCGCCCCGCCTTGTGGCTTCTATGAAAAGCGTTGGGGTGGAAGCCGGTATGTGAAAAGCGGCCTTCCCGATATGCGGATCACCGTGAAGGGCATTGCCCTTGAAGTAGAGCTGAAGGCCACCAATGGAACCCCATCTGTGCTTCAGAAGCGGAATATTCGCCAAATCAATAATAGCGGCGGAATAGCAATGGTGCTATACCCACAAGGGTTTGACACATTCAAAGACATAATAAAGGGGGTGAAATCGTGTCCACAAGATTTTCCCATAGCCGGGTTGAAGTGTTTGATCGTTGCCCATTCAAATATCGGTTGCGATATGTTGATGGATTAGACACGATCCCGAACACGGACGCAGACAATGCCCTGATCCTTGGCACCGCCCTTCACACCGGCATTGAAGAAGGGGTTGAACAGGCCCTTGACTTCTACAAGAACAGCTTCCCGGTTCTGACGGATGATCACATTCATGAAATGATGAAGCTGGAAGCCATGATTCCCAAGGCAAAGGCCATGTTGCCACCGGGCGGAACCTTTGAATTGCCCATTGGGAACGGTGATTTCATCGGCTTCATGGATTATCTGGTTCCCGTGGATGAAGATTTATCGGGCAAAACGGAAATCTGTGATGGTTGCCCTAAAGGTGACTGTGATTCAGCTTATACCGGTTCTTGCCCCTGTGGTAAGTTCACCACCCGTTCCAAAGACACCTTTGATCTATACGATTTCAAGTATTCCAACAACGCCAAGAACTACGCCGTTTCCGGTCAGCTTCACGAATACAAGTATTGGTATGAACTGACCCATCCGGGCCACCGGATCAGGAATATGTATTTCCTGATTGTTCCCAAGGCAAAGATCAGGCAGAAAAGCACCGAAACCCTTTCCCAATTCCGTGACCGCTTGCAAGCGGCCTTGAAAGATGCTGAACCAACGCTGATGCCGGTTCAGTACAACCCCATGAAGATTGTGGACTTCCTGACCGATGTGAAGCACATGGTTGAAGCCACAGACTTTCCCAAGAACCCAAACCATTTTTGCGGATGGTGTGAGTATGAAGAATATTGTCAGAAAGGATGGGATTATATGTTACTTCCCAAGAATGAACGCCGTGACCTGAACGCCACCAAGAAGAAGGTTGTGTGGCTTTACGGCGCACCCTTCAGCGGCAAAACCTTCTTTGCCAATCAGTTCCCCGATCCCCTGATGTTGAATACGGATGGCAACATCAAGTTTGTGGATGCCCCCTATATCGCCATTCGTGACACCGTTACGGTGGAAGGCCGTATCACCAAGCGCAAGTTGGCCTATGAAGTGTTCATGGATGCCGTGGCCGAACTGGAAAAGAAACAGAACGATTTCCGAACCATCGTGGTTGACCTTCTGGAAGATGTTTATGAATCGTGCCGGGTTTACATCTGTGACCGTCAGGGCTGGAAGCATGAATCTGATGATTCCTTCCGTGCGTGGGATATGGTCAGAAGCGAGTTCCTGAACACCCTGAAGCGGCTTGTGAATCTGGACTATGAAAACATCATCCTGATCAGCCATGAGGACAGAAGCCGTGACCTGACCCGCAAGGGCGGTGATAAGATCAGTTCCATCAAGCCGAACCTTCAGGATAAGGTGGCAAACAAGGTGGCCGGTATGGTTGATCTGGTGGCCCGTATCGTGGCGGACGATGATGAACGAGTGCTGTCTTTCAAGACTTCTGAAGTGATCTTCGGCGGTGGCCGTTTGACTGTCCGTGATAAGGAAATCCCGCTGACCTATGACGCTTTCTGTGAAGTCTACGAGGAAGCCAACCAGAAGGCCGCAGGAGCCGTGAAGCGTGGCGGCAATACCCCGGCTACCCCCGCACCTGAAACCACCGACACGCCCACCACAGCGCCCAGCAGAAGGGGCAGAAAGGCCAAGACTGCAACCCCGCCCCCGGCTGACAACTATGATCCGGTTGAAGATGCGGCAAAGGCGGCTTGTGGTGATCCTGATACCGTTGCTGAACCGGCCACCGGTGACACCTCGCCTTGGAACGATCTTCCCAAATGCCCGGACGGTGATCGCATTTTCAAACAGCATGACCAGAACCCGGAAATCCCCCTTTGCCCGTCCATTGACGCTGGCCACCGTTGCCACAAGGAAGGTGGCCCCGATGGTTGCCCCCTGTGGGATCGCCCCAAGGCCCCGGCAGAAGAAGGCGCACCCAAGACGGATGCCAACCCGCCCCGCCGTACCCGGAAGAAGCGTGAAGAATAATGGCTGATGTGCTGATGATTGCCGGGAAGCCTGAAACCATCTTCAAGGCCCGTGATTTTGAATATCTGGTTGAAAAATACATGGGCTATGAAGCGGCCAAGTATTTCCGGGAATACGCTGAAAAAGCTGATGAAGAAGTCAAATCGGCCAAGGCCGGTGAGAACACAGACCTTGCTTCCTATGAAGCTGACCTTGAAAGCAATCACAGAGCCTTTCAGGACATTCAGGATGAATTGATCTGCATTTCCAACATTCTTCGATGGAAACGGATGGACCGGGAGTTGCTTTCAGACCATGTGAAGCGCATTAAAACCATCATTTCCAACCAAATATAAGGAGGACACAACATGAAAAACGATGCTTTGAACAGGTTCAAAGAAGAAATGAACCGCCGTGGCCTGATTCGCAAGATTCAGGTGTGTGCAAACCTGATCCCCCCCCCGCCTGATGCTGACCCGGAATCCCTGATCCAGCTTCACCGGAACGCCGCAAAGGTGGCGATTGCCAACTATGCCGCCAACCACGATGATTTCTATGAAGTGATGTTTGATGCGGCGTTGAATCATCTGTTGGATGGGGTTCTGACCGATGATCTGTTTGCCCCTGATAAGGAATTTGCCCCTACGAAAGAAGAAGTTGACACTATGAACCGGGCCAAGGGAACCGCTGAACTTGTGAACGGCCTGTTTCATGGGTTGGCTGATATTCTCAAAACCATTTGAACATAACAACATTTTTGGAGGTAAAAAACTATGGCTATTGATTTTGACAAGATTGATCGTTCTGTTGATCTGAAGGGCCTTCAGGCTGATGTGGAGGATGCCAAGAAGAACGGCGGCGGAGATTTCCCCACCATCCCCGCTGGCAAGTATGAAGTGAAGCTGGAAAGCATGGAGATCAAAGGCACCAAGGCCGATCCCAACCGCCCCATGCTGGCCGTGTCCTTCAAAATCCTGTCCGGTGAGTTCAAGAACCAGCGCCTTTTCATGAATCGTGTCCTTTACGGCACCAAGAATGACAAGAACATGATCGCTTCCGCTATGGGCTTCCTTGAAAAGCTGGATTCCGGTGTTCCTGTCAGCTTCACCAGCTACAAGCAGTTTTCCCAGCTTGTTCTTGATGTGGCGGAAGCCATTGATGGAAACTTGGAATATGCGGTGGACTACGATGATTCCCGCTTCAATTCCATCACCGTTGAAGAAGTTTTCGAGGTTGAAAACTGACCCAAATTTTTTTACAATGGGAGTGTCCTTTAGGACACGAACCGTTTTTGAAAGTTCACTTTCAAGCCGGGGCGAAAGCCCCGGAGTGGCCCCAAGTGAAAGCCTTCCCGTGGCGGGGCTGATAAGGCGGAAACGCTGACCGATTTCACAAAAGCTGAAAGGATGTGAGTTGATGATCTTCTATGATTTTGAGGTTTTCCGGTATGACTGGCTGGTTGTCCTGATCGACCTGAACGCCCGAAAAGAAACCGTGATTATCAACGATCCCGACAAGCTGAAACGCTTCTATGAGGAACACAAAGGTGTGATTTGGGCCGGTTACAATTCCAGGAACTATGATCAGTACATCCTGAAGGCCATTCTGTGTGGGTTTGATCCAAAGCCTGTGAATGATTGGATCATTGCAGAGGATAAACCCGGTTACAGATATTCAAGCCTGTTCAGGGAATACCCGCTGATCAATTATGATGTGATGCCGAACCCGCCAATCAGCCTGAAGGCGCTGGAAGCGTTCATGGGCCATTCCATTAAAGAAACTTCTGTTCCCTTCGACATTGACCGGCCTTTGACTGAAGCAGAGTTGGCCGAAACGGTCAAATATTGCCGCCATGATGTGGAACAGACGGTGGAAGTGTGGTTAAGGCGGAAAGAAGATGAATTTGATGCCCAAATGTCACTTGTGAAGGCGTTCCACCTTCCCATTTCTGACATTGGACGCACCAAAGCACAGCTTTCCGCCAAAATCCTTGGAGCCGTTCAATGGGAACACAATGATGAATTTGAAATTGAGTTCCCGCCCAGCTTGCGGATCGAAAAATACACGGAAGTTTTGAATTGGTACAAGAACCCCTTGAACCGTGATTATTCCAAAACCCTTGAACTGGAAGTGGCCGGGGTTCCCCATGTGTTCGCTTGGGGTGGCCTTCATGGGGCCATTCCCAAATATCACGGGGAAGGATGGTTTGTCAATGTGGATGTTGCTTCCTATTACCCGTCTTTGATGCTGGTTTATAAGTGGCTTTCCCGCAATGTTCACGATCCTTCCAAGTATGCGGAAATCTACCACACCCGCCTAAAGCTGAAGGCGGAAAAGAATCCCATGCAACAGCCTTACAAAATTGTTCTGAACAGCACCTATGGCGCTATGAAGGATAAGCACAATGCCATGTATGATCCCCGGCAAGCCAACAATGTTTGTGTGGGCGGTCAGCTTCTTCTTCTGGATTTGATTGAACGGCTGGAAGATCATTGTGAAATCATCCAGAGCAACACGGATGGTATTTTGGTCAAACTTCGCCGGTATGAAGATTTTGAAATACTGGATGATCTGTGTTGGGAGTGGGAGCAAAGAACCGGGATGCGCCTTGAATTTGATGAATTTCAAAAGGTGTATCAGAAGGATGTGAACAATTACATCATTGTTCCTTCCGGGCCGCTTCGTGACGAAAAAGGGAAACCCCGCTGGAAGTGCAAGGGTGCCTATGTCAAAAAGCTGTCCGATCTGGATTATGACCTTCCCATTGTCAACCGGGCCATTGTGAACTATTTCCTTCAGGGGATCAGCCCGGAAACAACCATCATGGAATGTTCTGATCTTCGAGATTTTCAGAAAGTTGTGAAGGTGTCCAGCAAGTACAAATATGCCCTTTATTCCCCGGTGATTACGGAAGCCAAGATCAGGGATGAAAAAGGCCGTTCCAAGAAAATCACCCGCTTCAGCGGCGGTGAGGTTCAGACGGATAAAACCTTCCGGGTGTTCGCTTCCAAGGATCAGAGCAAGGGCGGAATCTTCAAGGTTTCCGGGAAAATCGTCAAGGGCCGGGAAAAGAACCCTGAAAAGTTCGGCAACACCCCGGATCATTGTTTCTTCATCAATGATGATGTGACCAACCTTCCTATCCCGGATGAACTGGACAAGCAATATTACATTGATGTTGCTTGGGATCGGTTGAAAGATTTCGGGGTGGAACGATGAACAATAAAACCTTTCGGGGGGGGGAGCGTTGAAGCATGGAACTGTTTAGGGGCTATGTGCCTACCAGAAATAAACAATGCCTTGAAAAGTTCAAAGGCGTTGAAAAACTGAAAACCCGTTCAGAAGTCCAAGACCTTGATGAATACGCCGGTATTCTTGGGGAAGAAACCATCCTGATTGATGTGGATGATGCGGAAACATCTGAACTTCTGTTCAGAATGGTTCAGGATTTAGAACTGAAGTGCAGAGTGTACGCCACCACACGAGGAAAACACTTCTTGTTCAAGAACTGTGGTGTTAAAAAAAGCTGGACGAAATGCACCTTGGCCGTGGGTATCACCACGGATGGAAAGGTTGGAGCCAATAACAGCTATGAAATCTTGAAGTCCGGTGGCGTGGAACGGCCCATTCTGTATGACTTCCCGGAAGGGGAGATTCAGGAACTTCCCAAGTGGCTGACCCCGGTGAAAAGCAACTATGATTTCCCGAACCTTGGTGAAGGTGATGGGCGGAACCAAACCCTGTTCAACTACATTCTGACCCTTCAGAGTGACGATTTTACCAAGGAAGAAGCCCGTGAATGTATCAGGCTGATTAACCGTTATGTGCTGAAGAAGCCCCTTTCCGACAAGGAACTTGATGTGATCCTTCGGGATGATGCCTTCAAGAAAACATCCTTCTTCCGGGATAAAACCTTCCTGTTTGATAAGTTCGCCACCTACCTGAAGAACAACAACCATATTGTGAAGATCAATAACCAGCTTCACATTTACAAGGATGGTATCTATGTTTCCGGTGCCGGTGAGATTGAAGGGGCCATGATCAAGCTGATCAGCAACCTGAAACGGGCGTGGCGTTCGGAAGTCCTGTCCTATCTGGAAATCATGATTGAGGAAAACACCAAGGCCACCAACCCGAATATCATTGCTTTCAGCAACGGCCTTTACAATATCCGGGATGGTTCCTTCAAAGAGTTCACCCCGGATGTGGTCATTACAAATAAAATCCCGTGGCCGTACAACCCCGCCGCCCATGATGATCTGTTGGATCATACCCTGAACCGGCTGGCCTGTGATGATCCTGAAGTCCGGGCCTTGCTGGAAGAAATAGTGGGCTATTGTATGTACCGCCGCAATGAACTTGGCAAAGCCTTCATCCTGATTGGCGATAAGAGCAACGGCAAATCCACCTTTCTTCATGTGGTGAAGAACCTTCTTGGGGATCAGAACATTGCTTCCCTTGACCTGAAGGAATTGGGCGATAGGTTCAAAACCGCTGAACTGTTCGGCAAGCTGGCGAACATCGGTGATGATATTGGTGATGAATTTATTGCCAATGCTTCCGTGTTCAAGAAGCTGGTCACGGGTGATCGGGTGAATGTGGAGCGCAAAGGCCAAGATCCTTTTGAGTTCAACAATTATTCCAAGTTCCTGTTCAGCGCCAACAATATCCCCCGTATCAAGGACAAAACCGGAGCCGTTCAGCGGCGTTTGGTGATTGTTCCCTTCGATGCCAAGTTCACCCCCAATGATGCTGACTTCCGCCCGTTCATCAAGGATGAACTGTGTGAACAGGATTCTATGGAATATCTGGCCTTGCTTGGCCTTCAGGGGTTGAAGCGGGTTCTTGGGAACGCACAGTTCACTACTTCCACCAGAGTTCAGGGGCAGTTGGACGAATATGAGGAAAACAACAACCCCATTATTGGGTTCATCAATGAAGTGGGCCTTGACGGGATTGAAAATGAAGCCACCGATTCCGTGTATCGCCGGTATAAGGAATATTGTATTGCAAACAACTTCCAAGCCCTTTCCAAGATTGAGTTTTCCCGGCAGATCACAAAACGCTGTGGCTTCACAACGGTTCCAAAGTGGATCAGAAACCGGAAAACCCGTGTATTTGTGAAAGGCGGTGACACAGAATGAGTGGTTCTAAGAAGGTGTTCACCACATTAGGCAGTTCCAACCATGTTCCTGAAGAACGAGAAGCATTTGATTACTACGCCACCGATCCAAGGGCCGTGGAAATGCTTCTGGAACTGGAACAGTTTTCCCCGGTCATTTGGGAACCGGCCTGTGGTGAAGGCCACATTTCCAAAGTGCTTCAGGCCCACGGTTATGAAGTCATTTCAACTGATCTGATTTACCGGGGCTTCGGTGATCCTGAACCGCTGGATTTCCTGAAGGAAACGCTGGACGATTTTGAAGGCGATATAATCACAAACCCGCCATATTCAATGGGGCTTGAATTTGTTCAAAGGGCGCTTGAAAGCGTCCGCCCCGGTGGGAAAGTGGCTATGTTCCTGAAGGTTCAGTTCTTGGAGGGGCAAAAACGGGGTGAGTTCTTCAGGCATACCCCCCCCGAAAGGTTTATATCAGCCGTTCCCGGCTGGCCTGTTATAAAAACGGCGATATGACCGGGAAACCGGAAAGCGCCATTGCCTATGCGTGGTATGTGTGGGAAAAGGGCTTCACCGGTGATCCGGTGATTAAATGGTTCAACTGAAAGGATGGTGCTGAATGGCCCACGAATATTCCAAGTTCAAGAACAAAAACATTCCCTATGCCAAGGTTGGGCGGCGGGTGTTCAATAGCCTGTTTGATGCAGAAACCTTTTGCACCGAACACGGCCTTGATGTCAATTCAGCTATTGAATATCGGGATGATCCTGAATTGAAAAATAACATTCAAACAATCGCTCAATACCAGAAGGCCATTCTTCAGGAATGTTTAGACCGGCTGAAGGCCCGTGCTGAAGCCTTGGTTCAAGAAATCAATCGGTGTAATGCTGATTTGGAAAAGTGCCACCCGCTGGATCGTGGTTTCTTAACGGATCGGCGGAATGAAGCCATTGCAAAGCATACGGGTACGATGGAAGCCCGTGAGATTGTGGCCGGATTGAAAAATAATTTAGAAAGGTTGACTGGTTGGCATGATTAAAGACAGCGGTGAACGCACCGAGTTTGGAACCGGCGCTGTTCGTGATATGCACAGCGGCAAAGGCCGCATGGATTTACTTCCTTGGGAAGCCTTGATAGAGGTTTCCAAGCATTGTGAAGAAGGGGCCTTGAAGTATGGTGAACGGAATTGTGAAAAGGGTATTCCCATTCACAGCCTGATTGATTCGGCCTTCCGCCACCTTGCCAAGTACATGATGGGCATGAAGGATGAACCCCACCTTCGGGCGGCGGCTTGGAACATCCTGTTTGCCCTTTACATGGAAATCAAACACCCGGAACTTCAGGACATACCAACCCGGATCGACAAAAGTGAAAATCCATCGGTTCCAAAACTGAAACGGAATTTGGAACCGTGCCGCCGTTGTAAGCACCGTGACAAGTTCGGGGATGAACCCCCTTGTGATGAATGTGTTCATAAAAACAATGGGGTTGAAGATAGATTTTACCCCTTTGACTGTGTGGAGGATGAAGAAGAATGAAAATTATCAAGCCTGATGTGCAGTTCATCACCCCGATTGATGGGGCCACTATTCTGAAGCGGCTGGAACAATGTGGCCGTGTCTGCTACAAGTCCGAGGACAAAATCACGGAAGGTTCCGCTGAAAAGTTCGTTGCCGGGATCATCAAGCGTGGGCATGAAGCGGTTTTGGAACATTGTTCCTTCACGGTGAAGTTCATTTGTGATCGTGGGGTTTCTCATGAGATCGTCCGCCACCGGATGGCTTCTTACTGTCAGGAATCCACCCGCTATTGCAACTACGGCAAGGGCAAGTTCGGTGAGGAAATCACGGTGATTGAACCTTGCTTCTGGCCTGAAGGTTCTGATTTGTATTGGGCATGGAAAAACGCTTGTCTGATCTCTGAACAATGCTATTTTTCTTTGTTGAAATCAGGAGCCACCCCGCAAGAAGCCCGTTCCGTTCTGCCCAACAGCCTGAAAACGGAAGTGGTCATGACGGCCAACATTCGTGAATGGCGGCATTTCCTGAAGTTGCGCTGTTCACCCGCCGCACATCCGCAGATGCGGGAAGTGGCCCTGATCCTGTTGGACAAGGTTCATTGGCTGATTCCGGTGTGCTTCGATGATATTTGGAGTGAATACCATGCCGATGTTTAAGAAGTCCGGTGGTAAAATCTTCGCCGTTCAGTTCAACAAAGCTGAAGAACGGGCCTTGGATCAGGAAATCAAGAAACAGATTGTGGAAAATGATCGGGCCTTTGACATGGACAAAGAATCATCCATCCTGTGGATGCTTCACACCCAATTTGGCTTTGGCCCAAAGCGTCTGAAGCTGGCGTGGAAGCTGTTCTATGCCGAAACCTTGAAGCTACGGGAATATTACCTGATGGAACAAGCCGATGATGGGTGGTTGGCCCGTAAAAAGCTGAAGGACATTGGGTGTGACATTGAAGAATGGTACAGAGAAGAAGGAGGGAAAACCGATGCCTAAACCTTGGGAAAATGCTGAAGGGTATCATGATCCGACAGCCTACCACGGCACAAAGAACATCATCCGTGACGAGGATGAACAGCAGAAGCGGGTGAACACCCTGATCTTCGTCCTGAAGTACATCACCCGTTTGGCGGGGTTTGAACTTCTGAACCGTATTGAAATCAAAGACCGTAAGACCGGGAGGGAATACAAATGATCAATAAGCCTTGCCCTTTCTGTGGCGGGGAACCCTTTTTCATGGATAATGATGGGTGGTATTGGGTTCGTTGCAGAAAATGTGGGGTTGAAACACCCGGATCAGATATAAAAGAAATAGCGGAAAATCAATGGAATAGGCGGGTGAAACACCGATGAAGAAAATGCTGGTGGTGCTGACCCTTGTGCTGTTGCTTATGGCCGTGGCCGAGTATTTCAGCATTGATCCTGTTTGGTTCCTGATTGTCTGGTATCTTTCAGACAATATTTCCGCCTGAACAGGTGCTTCTTCAGTAGGGGTTGGAACAGCGTGTGGAACAGGTATGGAATAGATGTTTTTTCTATATCTGTTCCGCACGAAAACCCTTGATTTTCAAGACTTTTTCAGTTGTTTTCAGAGAACGGAACAGATGGAACAGATATAAATATACTTTCTTCTTATAAAGAAAAAAATATAAGAAATGTGTATATAAGAAACTGCCCGTTTTATCTGTTCCATGCGTTCCAAACCCTTGAAACCCTTTGATTTTTCGGCATTTATCCACGGTACAGATGCAATGAAAACGGAACAGACTACCACAGAAAGGATGTGTTACATAGTGAATGACAAAGACCTTTCCCAACAGGCCAAAGAATACTTTGCCCAAATCAGGAAAACGGATCGTTTGATCAATCGGCTTGATAGCACCATTGCAACCTTGCGTTCCAGCTTGACTTCTACCGGAAGCCAACTGAAGCAGGACAAGGTTCAGACTTCAGGCCCCAAAAATACCCTTGAAGAAACCATCACCAAGATCATTGATCTTGAAGCTGATATTAACCGGCGCATTGATGAACTTGTGAGTATGAAACAGGAAGCGTTCACCATGATCAACCGGATTCCTGACCTTGATCAGCAAAACATTCTGATCGGGCGCTATATTCAGTTGAAAAAATGGGAAGATATTTCTGAAGAACTGAACTATTCCATGCAATGGGTTTTTGAACTTCACGGAAAGGGTTTGCTTGCTTTTACCAAAGCGAACAGCGATTTTCTAAACAACCGAGAAAACCAGAGTGCCACCGCTTCTAAACAGAGTAAAGAATCGGTAGAATAATAAATAAGAAATTGCGCCTACGGGAAACCGGGGCGCTTTTTCCATGCCTGATGAAAGGGGTGATCTGTGATGGCGAAAGGCAAATATGAACAATGGCTGACCGAGGAAGGTTTGCTTCAGCTTGAAGCGTGGGCAAGAAACGGCCTGACGGATGAACAGATTGCCGCTAATATCGGTTGTGCGTGTTCTACCCTTTATGACTGGAAGGGTAAATATTCGGAGATTTCGGAGGCCCTAAAAAGGGGTAAAGACATTGTTGACATTCAGGTTGAAAATGCTTTGCTGAAAAGGGCCTTGGGATATACTTACATCGAAACTACCCAAGAACGGGTTGACGATTATGACCCACACACCGGCTTGAAAACTGGTTCCCACATGGAAGTGACAAAGACTGTGACCAAGGAAGTTCAGCCTGACACCACGGCCCAAATCTTCTGGTTGAAGAACCGGAAGCCTGACACTTGGAGAGATAAGCGGGATGTTGGTATTGAAGGCACCTTGAACACCAACAATCCTTTTGCTGATCTGTCCACCGAGGATTTGAAGAAGTTGATAAACCATGATTGATCCCGTCATTGTACAAGGGGCCAAATGCGAATTGGCAAGGCGTGAGTTCTTCTATTATTGCCAAGTGAAGGCCCCTGACTTTTACAAAGAAGATCGGGCCTTTTTAGTTGACTTCTGTGAACAGCTTCAGGATTTCTATTTTTCTGATAATAAGGTTCTTGTGGTCAACCTTCCGCCCCGGCACGGTAAATCAAGAACCATCGGTTGTTTTGTTGAATGGGTTTTGGGCAAGAATCAGGCCGAAAAAATCATGACCGGTTCTTACAACGAAACACTTTCCACCACCTTTTCAAAGGGTGTCAGAAACACCATTTCTGAAGTCAAAGCCGATAAAAACAAAATTGTTTATAGTGACATTTTCCCCGGCGTTGAGATCAAACGGGGTGATGGTGCTATGAATATGTGGAGCCTTACCACAGGTTACAACAACTATTTGGCAACTTCCCCCACAGGTACGGCCACAGGCTTTGGCGCTTCTATCATGATTATTGACGATCTGATCAAATCAGCAATGGAAGCGAACAACGCCAACACCCTTGAACAGCATTGGACATGGTTCACAGATACAATGCTTTCCCGACTGGAAGAAGGCGGGAAAATCATCATCGTTATGACCCGTTGGCATAGCCTTGATCTGGCCGGTAGAATTATTGACCACTACAAGAGCAAAGGCCAACCGGCGAAAACCGTTATTTACAAAGTGGTTCAGGATGATGGTTCTATGCTTTGCCCGGAAATCCTGTCCAAAGAAAGCTATGAAGAAAAAACCCAACTGATGGGCTTGGACATTGCTTCCGCCAACTACCAGCAACAGCCCATTGATATTAAAGGGCGGCTTTATACCAGCTTCAAAACCTATTCCGAACTTCCCAAAGATGCCAATGGGAAGCTGGTGTTCAGTAAAATTCAGAACTACACCGATACAGCAGATACCGGTGATGATTACCTTTGCAGTATCAACTACGGTGTATATAACGGTGAAGCCTATGTTCTGGATGTGCTTTATACCAAGGAAGGCATGGAGATCACCGAACCGGCTACGGCCAAAATGCTTTATGATGGTAAGGTGAATGTGGCTGATATTGAAAGCAATAACGGCGGCAGAGGATTCAGCCGAAATGTTGAACGGGAACTTCGGGAAAGGTATCAATCTACCCGGTGCATTATGCGACCTTTCCACCAATCTGAAAACAAGATTGCCCGTATTCTTTCAAACAGCACATGGATCATGAACCATCTTTATTTCCCGGTGAACTGGAAAGACCGTTGGCCTGACTACTATGAAGCCATGAACCGTTACCAGAAAGAAGGCAAAAACGCCCATGACGATGCACCGGACGCAACCACCGGTATTGCTGAAAAGGTGGGCGGTGGCCCGGTGTTCAGCTTCGACTAACAACATGATAGTAACAAAATTCCCCGGAAATCGTGTGTTTCCGGGGGATTGCAATTATTAAGCAATGAAGAAGGGCGGTGAAAGCCCGTGTTTGAACAGAAGTACATTCTGAACAAGATTGAACAATGGGCTGAACGCCTTCCATATAAAACCTTGAAGATTGAAGTGGAACTTCCCAATCAGTCTTTGGTTTTAGAGAAAACCCGAAACAGGCCGGTGGGTTTTGCCCCCCCCCCGATGGTGAAAGGAAAGGGTGATTGAATATGTTTCTGGATAACGCTATGGAGCGTATCAACCGCCTGATCCTTCAGGGTGGGCGAACCGGCATGACTGAAAATCAGTTCTTCGCCGCTGAAATCAAGGAATGGAAGAATAGT